ACAAAAAAACAACTGATGAGTTTATAAAAGCTACCTACCCCAAAAAAGAACAAGCAAATATGAGGGTTAAAATTAGTAGGCTTATAAATAAGCCAGTAAATGCACCAGGTTATTTTGATGCTATGGAATTAGCTAACGATTTATCTAAATTTTTTAATCAATTTAGAACTAATGGCGACCAATTTATTTCATCTAATTATTTTTTGGGTATGGCAGCTTATATAGATGTAATTGGTCAAGCATTTGATGATGGTAGAGTTGCTTTATTACCTAAAAAAGAAATTAAAAAATGTGCAGTACCAGTTAGATATACTGGTTGTAATGGCATCATAACTAAAACTCCTAGCAGTAATGGTTTAATTAGAATCTTTAAACCTAGAAATAATATCTATACAGGAGCTGATGCAAGATATGGAATCTGCCAGGACAAGCAATCAAAAGTAATTTATCTTGGTTATTTACAACCAAATAGTAATGGTCGTTATGATATTCAAGATAGGTCATGGTCAACTGGTAAAGTTAATCTTCCAAACATTGCAACTGATATTACACCATCTTGGACTTCAAGAATCGAAACAGAATTATATCCTAGTTATTGGGATTATTAAACTTTCAATACTCAGTGCTAATTAAGTTGCCTTGAACTATACATAGTGTATAAGTTCGGTTATGGACAACCGAATCAGAAAAATTGGTAAGTGCTACACACAATTTAATTTAAAACACAGTTCAAAATCTCAAAACACAATTCCAGACGATATACGATTTAGAAATTACATCGTAATGACTCCAAAAGAAAAAATGAGTATGCCTAAAAATTGTTCATTTGAGGGTGGTACAATGGAACATGAGTTGGTGCAAATGCACTACACAGAAAATAAAACTTTAGAAGAAGCTAAAGCATCAGAAATAATTCAAGATAGAATTAATAATTATTCTCCAGTAGATGAAAAAGATAAAATAAAATTTGAGCATATTGTTGAAAGATTAATACCAGTAGCACAAAATCATTTAGACAATATTGGTGAGCTGCCTAAACAAAAATGGAAAGCAGAATTAGAATACACTCATTGGGATGATAGAATACAAACATATTTTTTATCTTATGTAGATTTGATTGGTGAAACACATTTTGGAGATATTAAAAATGTATTTGGCACTTTAATTAAAACAAAGTCTGGCTATTCATACACTAAGAAAAAATGCCCAGTAGTTCCATTTCATAGTGATTGCTTACAAATAGCTTTGTACCAAAAGCTTTTACCTAAGCTTAAACCTTTTTTAACTTATGCAAGTTGCAGCGATAAAAGAATATTTACCCCAGAAAACTGTACTGAACTTAGACCAGAAAGCTTAGAGCATTATTATGATGAGTTAGTTCTTTACCAAAGATGTTGGGAAAAGAAATTGGAATTAGCAGATGGCAACATTGAAACTTTAGCACTTCTTTGTAAGCCTGACTTTAGTGAATTGAGAAAAAATAGTTTCTGGTGGAAAGGTACTGATCCAGCAGTAGTTAAAAGATTCAAGGGTTACTATGGATTTTAAAAGTTTGATTGATCATTACGCAACTTTACCTAAATCAGAACTGATTGAAAAATTAGTTTTTAAAAATGCAAAACTTTTAAACCAGGACAATGTAATTGAAAAACTTGAGGATGAGGTCAAAAGAATTGAGGAAGTAGATAAGGGTCATCAAAAACTTAATGGGGAATACTTAGAAAAAATTAATCAATTAGAAAAACAAAAAGTAATTTTACAAAAAGCAATAAGAAAACCAGGAGAGAATAATGAGTAATATTTATGAGAAGTTAAGTAAGGCAAGTCAGGAAGCAGATAAAGTTATTAAAGCACCTAAAAAAAGTGGGATGCCATTCCAACCATTGATGCATGATTCTGTCCAAAAAGTAGCTATGGAAGCTTTAAACAAACATGGCTTATACCCAGTTTGTAATTACGAAAATACAGTGACAGACAAATCAGTTTTTATTAAATGTGAAATGACTATTCATGACACCACTTCAAAAGAATTTGTTTTAATACAAGGTTGTTCTGCATTTGGTAACCTGGACAAGTATGGAACTGGTAATGCCATGTCATACAGTAGAAAGTATGCTTTCTTAAATGCACTTAATTTAGAAACTGGTCTGGACAATGAGGATGGTTATAAAGCTAAACCTTTTAAAGCACCTACTGTAAGTGCTGCACCGATTGCTAAACCCATACCCAAAGTGAACACCACAAAATTAGCTAATGATTGGATTGCAAAATTAAAAGATGCTGCCAGACTTTCAGCTTCACCAAACAAATTTGAAAACAATATTCAGATTCAAATGAAAGAATTTGAGCAAGAACTAAAACAGATTCAAGCAGATCCTATTGAACAAATTAGGGTTGATACTGAATACACAAAACTAAAATCACAAATACAAAACAAACAAGGAAAATAACAATGGCTGATTTTGACAATCAAATAAGTTTATGGAAAAGACAACCTAGAGAAACTGATGTAGCTGGTAAAGGCTATCCTCACTATCAAGGAAAAGTTACCATGAATGGAGTTACCAAAGACTGTGCTGTTTGGATTCAAACTGATAAAACAAAAGATACTCAACCAGATATGTCTGGTAAAATTTCTGAACCATTTAAAAAAGAGGATGCTCCCTTTTAAATATGGAATCAAAAAACCCCCCTCACTACCAAAACAAATCTATTGAAACTTGTGATGCCATTATGAGTCAAATGACACCAGAAGAAAATATCGGAGGACTTAGATTTAATGCACTTAAATATTTGTCTAGGTTTGGTGGTAAGGGTGGACAGACTCTTGATAAAGCTATTATGGATTTAGAAAAAGCTAGTTGGTACATACAAAAATTAATTACCTATCTAAAAACCTTTAAAAAAAATGGTGCAAATTTAGACGATACACCAGCACCAAACATAACAAATCTATTTAAGGATAAGTAAAATGAAAGATTCCAAAAATATATATTTAAGCAAAATTAAGTATGATGTTTTAAAATACATCAGCACTTTTATTAAACAACACAGATATAGCCCAACCTATAAAGAGATTGCAGTTAAGTTTAAATTCTCTAGAGCCAGAGCTGGTGCAATAGTTGCAGAACTTTTTAAGTTAAATTTAATTTCTAAAGGTGGATCAGCTCATAGAAAAATTAGATTAACTGACACACAAACAGATTCAATACCAACACTACTATACAACAAAGAGTACTCAGCTATGGATTTACGATAATGAGTAAAGTTTTAAAAGAAAGTTTCTTTGAAGTTGGTGTTAGGTTTGATGAAGAATTTGACAATGCTGAATTAGCAGCAAAATCAAATAGCCCTAGTGAAAATGCTAAGGTTAGTGTCTTGGATATTAAGTTAGAAAAATCCAGGATTAAATTAAAACAAGGGATAGCACAGGATGGCAAAGAGTAATAGCTTGATAAGAAGATATGCTAAACTACAAAAGTTACATAGTGAGATAATGCAAAAGCCAAAAAATAATGCAAGGCAATGCGTTCATTCACTAAAAGCTTTTAAGTCATACATAAAAACTTATCGACAAATAATTGGTGTAGAAAATGGTGATGCCACTTTTATTTATACACAGTTGTAATTACTAACTAAATTAAAAGTTGTAAAAAACTCTAGGCTAACTGTCTGTCAAAAATAAGGAGAAAGAAATAATGCCAAGACCATATAAAGCAGCAACCAAAAGTGAACTTCAAAAAGAAATAGATATTGAGGTTGGTAAAAAATTAAAACAAGCAAGAGCTGAAAGAATTGTTATGATTGATGTATTTAAAGGGACAGAGAGTATAGATAGTTATCCTAAAAATAAACTATGCACTCAAATAGAACTTGCAAAAATATTAAAATGTACCTTTCAACAAATCCAGAAATTTGAAAAGGGTAAAAGTACATTAAGCCTTTTTAAAATATTTTTAGCAACTAAATTTTTGAATTTAAAAATTGAAGAATTTACAGATATTTATAAATCAAAATTAGACCCATCATTCAATACTGAGCCTAAACAGCTTGATACAAAATTAGTTGGTCAATATGAGCCACCAATTAATAGTTCTAAAGATAGAGATTGCTCCCTATCATCTGAGCTTTAATAAGTGCTTATTACATCATTATTTCTTAATGGTGTAAGTGATTGTGGGTGCTTTGTAACCACCCATTTTAGTTAGTGTATAGAGGGTAGGTTTATTAGTCATCTTCCTACCCTCTTTTAATTATGTACTTTGTAATCTTTAAAAAGAACAATGAATTTATTTTATTTAGCAATCAAGTATTTGGTAATGAGGAAGATGCTTTACACTTTGCTAAAAGAAGTTTTAAAAGAAAAGATGTTTGGGAAGTAGTTCCCTATAACACAGAGAACTACAATAAGTATTGGGATAAGTAATTATTTCCAGTTAAAATGTTCGTTATTATATCTGCTGTAATCAGCATTATTTTCATTATCTTCGTAAGGCTTTATGTAAGTCTTTTGCACAAAGTTAATGTCAGAATCTCCTAAAGCATGAGCTAGGTCTATGGCATTTTTATATTTTTTTGTGTATGCCCAGTAAGTAGCAATGTAGTGTCTGAATATATAAGATTTTCTATCGATGGGTATCACTACCCCAGATTTGGCTAAAGCCCTCTCTACACCCCTTATAATCTGTTCTACGCATATATATTTGCCCTTGCTATTTAAAAACAATTCCTCCTGGTGGTCTGGCAGTTGGTTAATATGGTCAATTAACTTATCTTTAAGATTGGCACTAATAGGCATTTTTCTAATACCATTAATTGTTTTAGTGCTGCCTAGCTTTTTCTTTTTTTTAACTGCTCTAGTAAAATGCAATCTAGGTATATTTGTTTTTATTAACAAACTATCTCTAGACAATGCCCTAGCTTCACTTGGTCTACAGGCAGTTTCAAACATAACCATACACATTAATTTAACGTCTGGTCTAATAATACTTTCAATTAAAGTAATCATTAATTCCTTAGGGTATTTTTCAAAGTCTAACTCCTGTGGAATCTTTTTAGTTTTAAACACAGTCTTTAAGTAGTTTTTTTCCTTACATACATTTTTAGTTATTTGGTCTTCATCCATTTGGTGCTGTATGATAAGGCTAAGAGTATTAAAGATTTTAAACAAAGTATCAGATTTGATTTGCTTATCTTCAACCTTTAATTTCATATGATTAACAAACTCCCTAACTTTAGCTTGTGTGATTAATCGTATATCTACATTTAGAAAAAATAAAGATAGGTGGTTGTTATAAAAGCTTTGATACTCATCAATTGTACTTTCACTTATTCTACCCTCAGACTTTTTGTAGTTTAAATGACCAAGCCAACTCTTATTAGCCTGGTCAAAAAAGACCTGTTTAGAAGTGTTTTTTTCAAAGCCTATCTCTTTGATTTTACTCTCAACTTTTTTAATTAAGATAGTTTTGACTGAGTCGGTTAAATACTTAGGCTTACCATCAAGTCCAAAATACTTAAATCTAAAAACCTTTTTACCTCTAACTTGTCTAGGTCTAATATTAAAATTACTCATGTGTTATCCATCATTTCATTAATTAAGTTTTGTTGCTCAATACGACCAATCTGGTCAAATGTATCTGGCTTAGATTTTTTACAATCTTCATTTTCACATATTAGAAAATCATTAGAATCTAATTTTAAGTCCTCTCCACATTCTATGCAAGTTTGCATTATACTCTCCCTCCATAATAGTTTAGCTCATTTTCTTTTTGCACTTCTTCCAACTTATCTAGTTCAGTTCTACAATCTGGATAATCATTACAGAAAGCTTTCATGTAAGCTTTGTGAACTGACTCTTTTGGCTTCCTATCAAAAACATTTTCTTCTAAATCTTTTTTAGTAAGATTAGTTCCATCAGATATTTCTTCAACAGAACCATCATATCCTGATCTTGATTCTGAGTGAGAATTATATTTAGCAAGTTCTTGTTGAACATAAGACCATGCAATTTGTAGATCAGCAGAATAATCTTGTTCTCCAAAAAATTGTCTGCCATATAAACCATCAACATGATAAAATAATTTACCATTTTGATTTATACCAAAGCTAACCCAATCAACATTTAATTTATCTAACTCTGGGAAACCTTTGTAAATATGATCCACTTTAATCATGCTTGTAGTTCCAGCTGTATTAACTCTGATGTTAGTTGCGTCAGTATCTATTTTTTGAATTAAAGAAATTAATATTTTCTCTAATCTTTTTGTAGTTATTGTAGTCATTTTTCTCTCTCCTATGTTGGTTACGATTTATTATTAAATAAATCTTAAAAAGGATTAAATTAATAATCCCTTTTAGGTTTTATTTAGTTGGTACTTTTTGCTATTTCCTTTTCTTTAATGGCACTAAATAACTTTTGAAGATTTTCTTCTCTTTGTTCATCTAAAGTTTTAACTTTACCTTTTCCCATATAAACAGGATTAAGAC